TGGATACGCGTAAGATTACACACGAGCGAACCATTTGTGCTCAACAGACGAGTAGCCAGAGTAGATAAAGGCTTCACCATCAACGTGATATGACTATCACTAACACATTATTTTTAAGTGCTATCATCCACCCGCTCGACGAAGTACTTTAGGAGCTTGTCGGACAAATCACGAACACTGAACTCCCAGACGCCACTCCAGTTCGGACGAATAATCTTGCGAACATCCTTGATACCATCGAGAATGGCGTGACGGTCAACATATTTGCGATTCACGTGAGTTCCGTGATAGAGGTGGTATACGGCTCCGGATGTGCAACTGATTCTAGGCTTAGGCTGTTTATCGAACTCCTCGTATGCAGGAACCAGAGCGGGCTTGAGATATGTACTTGGAAACTTGATAGATAGCCATGCAGCGGCCGACAGTGTGTCTCCACTACCTGTGATCCCGTACTCAAAGAATCCAACCTTGCGGAACCACTTGCGAGTGAATGCCCACGCAAACCCAGGATGAAGCTTATGATCAAAGGTCTTTTTCTTATCCATATAGATGACAGACTCTCGAACCTGCATGATATTCGTATATGTCAGATCCATCCAGACTGCAGTGGTAAAGGGTTGAACAACATCGTGATCATACAGTGCATCCGATACTTCACTATACCAGTCTGGATTACCAAAGACAATGTCTGCATCCATGAACATGACCTTGGAGTAATACCATGGAATCATCCCTTCCAGAAGAGTGCATAACCTCTCCTTGTGAAACATATGGGACTTACCATATACATGAAATGCATCCTTGATCTCCGGCTCGCTCTTGTAGAAGACTAACTCAAGAGTGTAATATGGAATTTTTGCAAGTTTTAGCTTTTCAATTGTGTAGAGATAGTTCATCAACATACGCTTGGACTTTGCAGGGTTGAAAAAGACAAATCCAATTGCCATGTCTCGCTTCCAGGGACTGCGATACCGCACGGTGGATACATCAATGAATCCGCCTGGATGAACTTTAGGAGGTGCATCCGGCAAGGCCGTGTACATCATCGACTGAGCCTTTCCCATTGTGTAAGAAAACGGATAAAAGATTGGAAATAACACCTAAATCAAATGAGCGATGTATACTCACCTTATAATCCTAGGAATCGGTTCTTCACTGAAAAGGACATTCACCGCATTCTCCATCGTCACGGACTACCACACTACCGGATTTCAAACCAGAAGATCTTCCAGACTGCAATGGTTCATACAACCTATGTCAAGCGATCTGATTATACCACTCCTGATGGACGACCGGCGTCTCTTGCTCCGTGTCCATCTGGCGTAATGCCCTTGCAAGATGAGTCGTATGAATGTCTAGAGTTTGAAGGCGACTCGGTGTTGGGAGTCTGTGTGGCCACCTATCTACGTCGTAAGTATCCTGAGAAGAAGCAGGGGTTCCTGACCGATGCTCGTAAGGAACTTGTGAACAATGAACGGATTGGAGCTTTGTGTCAAAAAGTAGGACTGGATACGTACTATGTCATCTCTCGTCATAACGAAGAGTCCGTTGCAATCAATGGGCGCAAGAACATTCAGAAGTTGGGTGATATCTTTGAGGCATTCATTGGTGCATTATGGACCGATTGTGGAAACCGATTCAACATTGTCTATCCATTTGTCACGACCGTCCTGGAAGCCTATCTAGACATTCAGGATGTTGTGACCACGATTACAAACTACAAGGACATTTACCAAAAGTATTGCCAGCGAGAATATGGTTGCACTCCAACCTATACAATGCTAGATCCTTACGATGATGGTCGGATTCGGGTATGCATTGTGCTCAAGGGCAATAACATAGAGTTTGGTGAAGGCACAACTCGTAAAAAGGCAGAACAGATGGCAGCTAAGAAGGCACTTGAGAAGCTCAATGCTTTGCCTTCTGCGTAATCACCCTTCCCTTCCGCCCACACGTGAACCGCTTGAGAGTTCGCCCCCTTGTCTGCAAAACAGAACTAACACAAATCGCAATCGGACCTTTTTCATTCTTCACTGTCTTGCGAACCTTCTTGATGCATTTGCAGAACCGTTGTGTTTGGTTGAGTTTGCGGGCACCGGCGCGTACAGGGGCGGGATCAGAGTCTGGAGAAAGCGAATAGTTAGAAAACGGCGGATCTTCAACAATGACCTTGTGTCCAAGAAAATTCACTGGAATGTGGAGCTCGTAGCCGCTTGTGGCATACCCAATCAGCATGATCGCTGATGCCCGACCCTGTGGTACTTCTCCGGCGATTGGGTACCTAGCTGCCATTAGCTTTTCCTCTGCAGTCGCATCAACTTCAAACAACGCCCATTGACCACGTGTTTTAAAAACACGAGCAATGATCTTAGTTTCACCAGGCCTATCACGAAGTCCTAAGCTTACCTTTTTCCATTTATTAGATCCAAACCAATCTTCCCACAATTGAGCTGAAGAGTTTTTAGACACTTCGGAGACAGGCTCGGGAACGGGCGGGGCAGCCAAAGTCCCAGGAATAGTAGCCGGTGGCACATTTGTGTCAAACATGACATCAATCGCTTGATGAATCTTGTCCATCATCTGATTTGTCGGAATTGCCTTGTCCTTCCACAAGGTCGCCATAGTACTTCCAAATGTCTTCACAACAGCACTACTAAGAAGGTCCTGTCGTTGTGCCCCTGCAGCCAAAGATGCCACATCATAGAACTTCATAAATCGGTGGCTTGTTGAGTCATCGTTCAGCTTGATCGGACACGTTTCCATGATGTCGCAGGGCCCCTTAAACTGTGGATAGTACGAGTGCCGTTCGCGAGCAGCCTTATACCGAAGCTCCCAACGATTAACAAATTTCTTAAATCCTTTGATACCAACTGCAGCACGACCCCAGTCGTGCATGACGATACGATCGCCCGTCCATGCAATGTTGTTGAAGTGAGCATCTGTGTGGATCACGTTCTCATTGTTCAAATATGCAACCGCATGGAAGAGTTTCCTGAGTTGTGCAAGAATCTCGGCCTTCGGACGTTGGCTTCGACCTACATCTTCATTCTGACGAAGTGTAATAAAATTGACCTTTTCAGGATACGGCCCTGCAGCTTTAATTTCATTATAATTAGCACTGCAGCTTCTAGGTACATCGGTGGCAGAACGGGGAATGCTACGGATGTCTGAATCCTTAAACAACGGAGTGCATGTTGCCACTGCCACATTGAAAAACTTTTCGATCTCTTTATCTGGATACTTTTCCTGAATTCGGTGAATGGCTTCTTTCACTTCTACTTGATTACTAACTTCTTCTCCGTCCTCTGTTTTCTTATTTACAACTCGTGAGATGTAGTCACCTGGTGGGAGCACCTCGGGTGTTTGAGTTCCAGGAACACATGCAACTTGAGGAGAATATACGCAGGTATCAGCACCTTGTGCGATAAATGCACCACCGCGCCTCATTGTGTCAAACGCAGAAGAATATATCCTCGCAAAGAATAAACATAAATGGGTGGAGGTCTTCTTCAACTAGTCGCTTATGGTGCTCAGGATGCGTACATTACGGGAAACCCCCACATCACCTTTTGGAAGGTGCTCTACAAGCGTCACACGAACTTCGCCATGGAGGCATTTCGCGTGAATTTTACTGGCGCCCCCCAGTATGGCCAGCGCGTTGTTGCTGTGATCAACCGCAACGCCGACCTGATGTACAAGACGTACCTGGAGGTGACGCTTCCGGACACAACTGCAGCCACCGGTGGACTTACCACTGACGTTCTCTGGACTGGCGATGCCCAGCGTCGCCTGGGGTATGCGCTTCTCAAGAAGCTTGAAGTAGAGATCGGCGGACAGATCATCGACACCCACTATGGAGAGTGGCTCTACCTGTGGGAGAATCTGACCTCGTCGTATGACGACTCTTGCAAGCTTGATGCGATGGTGGGAGGCACACTTGGAGGCACATCGACCACTCTAACATCGTGCGGAGGTCGCCCGGGTGTTCTCTATATCCCTCTGCAGTTCTGGTTCTGCAGGAATCCGGGTCTGGCCCTGCCTCTGATTGCCCTCCAGTATCACGAGGTGCGCATGAACATCACGTTGGCTGCTTCGACTGACCTGGTGAGCAGGGGTTCGTATGCATCTGTGTCGGCGGCTGCGGCGGCCCTTCCCCAGCTCAAGGACATGGCGCTCTACATCGACTACATCTACCTGGATGTGGATGAGCGTCGTCGGTTTGCCCAGCAGTCCCATGAGTATCTGATTGACCAGCTCCAGTATGGTCTCCAGCAGACGCTGACAACGGCCTCCGCCCGCATTGACCTGACCTTGAACCACCCGGTCAAGGAGCTTGTCTGGGTGTTCCAGGATGCACAGAAGACGGACTGCGGATCTGCTGCGACAATCGCTGCGGGATATACACAGCCATTCGTCTACGACGATATCGTGAACCGTTGCCGTCTTCAGATCAACGGACAGGATCGCTTCGATGAACGATATGGCGACTACTTCTGGAAGGTTCAGCCCTACCAGCACCACTCGGGCGGTGCCTTCTGGCCGACTCGCCAGCTGGCCAACGCAGTCACTGTGACTGGAACTCCTAACTCAGGTGTTGTTGCATTTACACTCAACGCTGCAACTAGCGTTACACACACCTATACATTGACTGCAGGTGGACCTATTGTGCCTGGTATGCTTTTGAATGGCACTGCTGCCTCTGATCTTGTTATTACGGCTGTTTCAGTGACAAATGCAACTACCGGAACGATCACAACTGCTTCATTTACATCGGCTGCCCCTCTCACTTACACTGCAAGAAACCCTACTGGTACGGGTAATAATGGAGTTGCTGATCTTGAGGCGATCACTTCTACTGGTTCTACCACGACGACCTACCAGGTTGCTAACCCGATCAACGTGTATTCCTTCGCACTCCAGCCTGAGGAGCACCAGCCGTCTGGAACCTGTAACTTCTCACGCATTGACACGACTACCCTCGTGTTTGACAGCTTCAAGACAGGCACCTACCCGACCAAGAGCCGTCCGTTCAACTTCCGTATGTATGCCGTGAACTACAACATCTTCCGTGTGATGTCCGGTATGGGCGGTCTTGCATACAGCAACTAAAGTCGCTTCCTTTCACCAACTAAAGCATTAAGTATAATGATCAAGTTGGTTGTTGTTTGTATTGCAATTGCATGTACATTATGGGTTCTCTCGCACCCAACAACCTTTTTTAGAAAAGAGGCACCCACTACACGTTTGTATTCGGAAGGCACCCGCGAAGTCCTAAGGTCTGTTGCAACATTATCGGCGCCGGAAGACCCTTCCCAGGGCATTTTACGTGGTCTCGACCAAGGATATGTCCCATTTCGTGTGAGATAACATATTGACGATATCCATCTAGGTCCTGTCCAGATCGTTTAGTTCCATGTCTCCATCTATGTTCATTGATATGCATCTCATG